GGCAAAGGCTTGCAGCAGAAATATGCTGAAGCAAGCAAGCCGGTTGCGACTCTCTTCGACAACATCCGGCGCACACGGAAGATCTTTGCGCGTGTAGCCCTCGACTTCGTGCAGAAATACTACACGGGCGAGAAGATTTTCCTAATCACGGATGACGAGAACGCCGCCAAGCAGGTGGGCATCAACGCCGACCAGATGGCGCAGATCAAAAACGGGCTCTACGACGCAGTGGTGACAGAGTTCGAGGACGATCCAAGCACGCAGGACGAGCACTTCCGCATTCTGATGGAAACTCTCCCGCAGCTCTTGCAGTTCCCGGCTCCCTACACCGCCGAATTGCTCAAAGCTTCGCGTATCCGCAACAAAGAGGGGCTTCTCAAGGTGCTCAGCGAGCCGCAAGGCCCGCCGCCTGTACAGCCTAAGCTCAATTTGCAGGCCAATCTCGATATGCTTGAGCCTGTAGAGCGTGCCGGCGTGTGGCAACTCGCTGGCAAGCCTGAAATCGCTGATGCCGTCATGCAAATCAATCCCCAAACAGTGCAGGCGGCGAAGTCCGCCACTGAATTGGCGAAAGAGCAGATGAAGAGCAGCGGCCAGGGTGAGCAACAGCGTGTGCAGCTCGAAATGGAGCAGGCACAGATGGATGCTCAGCTGAAGCAAGAAGAGCATCGCATGAAAATGGAGGAGATGGCAGCGAAGCATCAGCTAGAGATGGAGAAGATCCAGATGGAGATGCAGAAGATGCAGCTTCAGATGGTAGTCGCGCAGAACACACCACAAAAAACGGAAAAGGCAGGGAAATGAAAAAGCACGTAGCAGTATTGTTTTTCATTGGATGGTTTTTCTCTATGCGGGCGAGCGTTGGACCTGGAATCAAGGCCACCACCACGGTGGGACCCTTCAGGAACCAAATGAGCTGCTCCGCTTATCGAGAAGAGATCGTTGAGAGCCTGAAAGCCGCTGGCTTCCAGGGCGTCATTGACGACTGCGTTGAGCGGAAGGGTGCCTAATGTGGAATTTACTGATCGGCCCAATCGCTGAAGTGGTGAACACCATCCTCAAGCGCATTCTCCCCGCCGAGAAAATGTCGGAAGAGGAGCGAGCCAAGCTTGAGGCCCAAGTTACCCTCGAACTCGCCAAGCAAGATTGGCAAGGCATCCTGGGGCAGCTGGAGATCAACAAAGAGGAAGCCAAGAATCCCAACTGGTTCGTAGCCGGCTGGCGTCCCTTCGTGGGATGGGTGTGCGGTACGGCATTCGCCTACCACTACATCGTGCAACCCCTTGCGGCGTTCATTCTCGTGGCGATCTACCAAAACCCGATTGGGGGCATGCTGCCGGTGTTCGATATGGACAGCCTGCTCACCGTGCTCCTCGGTATGTTGGGGCTAGGCGGGCTTCGCACCTTTGAAAAGTACAAGGAGGTTTCTCGTGGCTAGGGAATTCCGTATCGGCTTTGACAAGATCAGCGATCCTCAGACCATCACCCAGGAGAACGTCAAAGCGTTCAAAGAACAAGATCTCGACATCCACCGGCATGAAGTGGAGAAGTTGGAAGATGACCATGGCAAGCGGGAGCGTGTCTACCGTGTGAAAAACACGCGATACTTCGGCCCGTGGAGCCATCGCGGATAGTCAGAAAAAGATACCAGTTTTTCTGACAGCATGTGACACCATCATCTAACCAAGACCGACCATCCCTCCTGGCCGGAATGCTGGTGAAAACCCGGCTGGTGTCTCCTACCTTATACGTTTAAGTGTATTTTTCCATCTCAGAGTGTCTAGGGGCGCTTCGGCTTCCCCCAAATTTAAGCACCCTGAAGGAGTGTTCATGGCAGTAACAGAAGGCACGAGCGAAAGCTCTGCAACGCCGCTAGATTCATTGTTTAGTCACGACCCGGAGCCCGAGGAAAGCAGTTCCTCTTCGACTCCCGCGAAAGAGGCTAAGGACGACGAAGGCGACGAAGCTTCTCAGAAATTTCCCGAGTCTTCGCCTGATGAAAAACAGGCCGACAAAGGGGCAAAGCCTGAAAAGCAGGCATCGGACGTGAAAAAGGATTCTGAAAAGACTCCTGACGTGAAAACCGATGCTAAGACGGAAGGAGAGCCCACCCCGGAGCAGAAAGCTGCGAAGGAAGCGGAAGAAGCGAAGAAGAAGTGGGAGAACGACGAAAACCCATTCTTCAAGCGTTACAGGGACACGTCAGCCAGCTGGCAGAAGGAGCACCAAGAAAAGCTTCAGCTCCAGCAAGCCGTGACCCAGATGCAGCAAGAGATGGGCGTCATGCGCAAGATTGCGGATGGCACCTACGATCCTGAAGTGGATGACCCGGCGAAGCATATCACCCCCGAGGCGATAGCGTCCCAGGCCCTCACTGTCGGCAAGGCGTTGTCGTCCAAAGCGGCGATGATCGAGCAGCATGGCAGTGAAGTGGTTGAGCAGAAGTTGGCTCAGTTTCACGAGCACTTCGGCGGCAACCAGATGGTTCAGGCTCTCGTGCTGAATTCCGATTCTCCCGTACACGAAGCTTTCCGTGTGATGGAACGCCTGGAGTTCGAAACCAAGTACGGCAGCTCGCCTGCTGATTGGCATAAGAACATTCGAGCCGAAGCTGAAAAAGAGCTTCGGGAGAAACTCAAGGCTGAAATCACCGAAGATCTCATGGGCAGGGCTGACAAGAAGAACAACACCCCGCGAGGACTCTCTTCCCCTCGTGGGAGCAATGGCCTCAAGGCAGGCAACAAAGTTGCCGGCCCTAAGTCATTGGGCGATATATTCTCTCGATAAAGGAAGGTACTCAAATTGTCTTACATCGAAATCCTCACTGGTAACGGGCTGACCGCTGAACAATGGGAAGATAGCATTTTCAGCGAATACATCGGCATGCTCCAGTGCAAAAAGTTCATGGGCACCGGCACGGACAGCATCATCCAGGTCAAAGAAGACCTGATTAAGAAAGCTGGCGATGCCATCACTATCGGCCTCCGTGGTCGTGTGGTTGGCGGCTTGGTGTCGGGGAACGCGAAAGCCATCGGAAACGAAGGCACGCTGTCCTTCTACAACCAACGTATCGAAATCGACAACATTCGTCGGGCGATCAAGTTTGAAGACATCCCTATGTCTCAGAAGCGCACGATGTTCAACGTCCTTACCGAAGGTAAGAGCGCGTTGGAAGACGAATTCGCGGTCGACTTCGATGACGATGTGATCGAAGCGTTGACGGACCACGCCTCTGGCCGCGTTCGTGGGCGCTATCTGTACGGGGCTGCGGATGCCAACTGGAACGCCACGCACGCCACCGCGTTGACGAACATCGACGGCACCAACGACATGCTCACCACGAACATGATCGGCATCGCAAAGCGTAAAGCTTTGATCCCGGTCAATGCCACTGCGAAGATCCGCCCCTCGCGTTTCAAGATGGGCAAAGACTTCGAGCAATGGTTCGTTCTGTGGGCTCACACCTACGCTCTCAGGGATATGGTGAACAACGACGCTGCTTGGCGTAACCGTGAGTTGAACCTCACGCCTGCCGGCACGGGCTCTGTGTTGTTCTCCGGCTCCGCGTTCAAAGGTGCGTGGGAAGGCGTCATGGTTTACGAGAACGAGCGCTTGCCGCTGATCTCGTCCACCGTTCAATGCACCGAGAATTTGCTCTTGGGAGCGCAGGCTGCGGCAGTTTGTTGGGGCCAACGCACTAAGTTCAACGAAGAGGAAGCAGACTTCGGGCATGACATCTCCTACGAGCTGCATGAAATCCGTGGCATCGAGAAGCTGGTGTTCAACCGGAGCACCGAAGAGGATCATGGCGTTGTGCATGTTTTCTCCGCTGCTGTTGCGGACTAACCGTAACTAAGAAAGGAGTTAAAACATGGCTCAAACTGCTCTCTCTCCCACTCGCGTTGAAGCGGTGGGCTCGATGACGAAGCTTGTGACCGGTGTGGCTGGTGGCAGTGGTACTTCCACTGTCGTCACTGTGCCTAATGTGAAGGGAATCAAAGCGGTGATCGTGAGCGGGGCTACTTCGGCCACCGCACCGTTCTGCGATACGATCTCTGGCAACACCTTCACTGTCACGCATGCTTCGAGCGATCTGTTTACTTACATTGCCCTCTGCGAAGGCGGCATCTAATCTACCGGTAGGGGGAAGCCAGTTTGGGAAGCCTAGTGAGTTGTCCCGGAGCTTCCCCCGACTAACTAAGGAGAATCATAGTGGCAATCGTTAATCTTCGCCCCTTCTACGTGAAGTTGGTGAACACCCGCACAAAGCGCCCCATCGATGACGACACGGGCGTGTTTCAGGTCTACACCGCTGGTGCGGCTACCCGCGCTACGATCTACAACGCGGCTGGCACGCAGCTCACCCAGGAAGTGGTTGGCACTTCGTTCAACTCTCGCACGATGACGGACGGTACGTTGGAGTTCTACACCGACCGTAGCGTTTCGAGCGTTGACGTTACTATTTTGACCGCTGGCGGTCGTTCGTACTTCCTGAAGAGCCTCTCGGCTTCTCAACACCGTGCGGACGTTGATCCTGAACAGACTGAGTTCACGCTCGTCGCTGCGTTCAACGACCGGGCGAGCTGCACCACTGTCCGTCCGTTGGGCTTCCGCCTGCGGCGCGGCATGGTCATCAAAGACGTTATGGTGAAAGTCACCTCCGCCTTCGCGGGCGCTGCGGCTGCTTCCAACCGTTACAGTGTGGGTCGTTCGGGTGCCGCAACTGGCTTCTTGAACAACATCACGCTCAGCTCTGTCGGCTTCAAGCAGGGCAATCCTGATTTGAGCTTAACCGGTGCGGTGGTTGGTTCTCGTTACGGTGCGAGCTTGGCTGAGTTCCATGCTTCGAGCACTGGCAACGTCGACTACTACATCCGCAAG